TAAATGTCGAAATACTATTTCCTGCCCTTTGTAGACTATTTTCTTGATCTGCCGGACAGACAATTCAAACTCTTCCGCTAATGGCTCGTAACAGATACCATCGATCATGCGGCGCTTTAAAATCTTGCGGTCACGCTCTGAATGAATCCATGTATCAATAGCATATGCGACTTCAATATTTGAATACTCGTTCATTTTTTACTCGGCCTGCCGGCGTTCCGCACACGCCCTGTACCGTGGCATCTGCCACAGGTATGATATCCAGAATTACCACCAACCTTGCGCCTGCGGCCCTTAGTCCGTACTGTTACTCTCTGCCCCATAGGTTACATCTCCACCACCGACTATGTTTACGCCATCCCCATCCTGTTCTGCTTCAATAGATGTTTCAAAATACTCAAAAGAACTTTCGTAAATCAACCACCCTACATTACTTCCCACAAGCAACACGATTAGAATTATTGTGGTGATCCATAGCCGCTTGATTATGCGCTCTAATCGGCTCTGTGCGGCTTCATAGGCAATATAGGGTATATTTATACCTTTTTCGTTTTCCGTGCGCTCTGTGCCCGTTTTGGGGCTGTTTTCAACCATCTTATCTTCCTTCATATCGTTTACCTCGCTTTCGTAAACTGCCGCTGTATGTATTGGCAGGGCAACGGCCAGCGAATTGCCGCTTTCAGGAGCTACCCTATCCCTGCCTATATGTCATTATATTACTATTTTGATAATTCCGCAATCGTTAATTTTCCTACGATGCCATCCACAGCCAGTCCATGATCTGCCTGGAATGCCCGGACCGCCTCTTCCGTTTTGGCTCCCCAGATGCCATCCACAGCCAGCTTATAGCCCTTGCTGTTAAGCTGATATTGAATCCAGCGGACCTCATCACGCGCCATCTGTACATTCTGCGTGGGTACTTTATATGGGTTTACAGCCACCGGTAATGTGTGTGTGCCGCCTGCGGCTTTGTATTCCTCATATAATTTCTCACCCAGAGATGCCCTATATTTTTTTGCATTTTCGCTCTGGTCCGCTGGTCTTTCAAATTGTGTAAGCACTATATCAGATGCCTGCCGTATTGTTTCCGCTTTCTGGATACCTATTAAAACGCCCTTATAAGATCCGTTAAGCTCTTTCATAAGGTATTCAAGCTGCATAACCATATCACCTATTGAAACACCTTTAGAACGTGCATAATCAAGCAATCCTGCCTTTCTTCCGCTACTTGTCCACTGACATAAGCCATATCCGGCCGCATCCTTTGCAAAATTCTGATATGCACCGCCATCAACAGCAGCGGTATAGGTTTCATTCGTAAATCCTAACCGCTTTTCATAACTATCCTGCAGATTATTCGGTAAAAAACGAGATTCTTCCTGGATATTTCCCAAAAAGCCAAAAACGGCAGGGGTAGACAATCCCTGCTTAAAAAGATAATCCCTGATAATATCTTTATTTGCCATCATCTACATCCTCCGTCTTAATATCCTCATTTATATCAATAGTTTTATGCGCGCCATCCACATAAGCTTCACAAGCAGCATATATAGCGGCTGAAAGCATACCGCATACAACGCCGGTAATGGTGATCCACTTTTCATCCGTAACAATACCGGCGATACTTGCGGCGATACTGCCCAGAAAAGCGGCGACTGCAATCCAGAATTTTCTTGATGCCAATTTATTGCGCATTGTTTTCCTCCTTTAGCTTAAAGATTTTTATAAGCGCACAGGATAAGATCTCGCCACCAAAGCAAGTATAGAAACATGTAGTAAGCGTATCATGCGTTTGCCCGGTGATAGACGATACAACCATTTCCGCTATGCAAAACAGTACAAGCATTGAAATGCTAAAAACCACATACTTATCAAGGGCAGATATCTTTTTATTGTTTGATTCCTTTTTCAAGCTCAGCCACCTTCACTTCTAACTTCGTGATCCTATCAGCAAAAGAATTGTGTTTGCGTACTTCATCCATAAGCTCTGTAACCTTACTTTCAAGGCTTTTAATCTGTGTGTCCGTTACCGCCTGTGCCGTAACCAGCTTGCTTGCTATCTGATTATTTAAGCTGATATTGGAAACGATCACACCAACTAAAGCCGATCCCCCTGTTATAAGTGCTACAATAATTGATTCCATAATATGCCCTCCTGTGAATATTATATCATTATGTGGATATTCCACGCAAGGTATCTATGTCGCATTATGTATCAGAAACCCAACTGAAAACAGGCACACCGTTTGAAACGGTGCAAATGAGTCTGTATGTGCCATCCGTTGTAGGCGGTGCTGGCATACCCAACACGCTCTCGGGGATGTAAACAAGCTCCATCTCGCCATCACCTGTGATGTAATTATATCCCTTGATAAGCTCAAGCATTGCGGGGGAGAGGGTAAGCTCGATGGGAGTGGCAAGCTCGTAGCATATCTTCTGCCCTGTCATTGCGGTAGTAAACAGTGCTGCGTCTGTATATGCGTCATTGCGTACAAGTACACGGACGTTGTCAGACTGTCCTTTGATTGTGCCGTTTTCCATTGATGCCGCACCGGGGACGTCAGTAGTTGCATATGCAGAGCTTATCAGATTAGTTATGCCCGCCTTTTTGCCTGTTAAATCATCAGTTAAAAAGCGACTGTTCTGATACAACCATGACAAACTTCCCATATCAACAATCGCATGTGTAACAGTATCCACCCCCGTCACGAGGTTAACAGTGCCGCCGTAGACGGTCTGACCTAAGGATATGGTTTCGGTATTACGTCCTTTGTACGGTACATACTGACCATTAAATGATGGGTCTGATACGTTGATACAGATATCGTGATTATATGTCGATATTGCATCTAATGCCGCTGTGCTAAATACGGCATAATATCCGTTTTGTGGTACATCTATCACGGTAGGTGTTTTTATGCTCACTATTGACCGTATGACGTTTTTATTTGCATCCAATATGCGGAAAGTCACTCCTCTTACTGTTGCATTAGGTGGCGGTGTCATGTTATATGCCGTATTGGGAATAATAGGAATATAATTTTTACTTCTTATGCAATTATCATTTGATTGCTTTACTCCGTTATCATCCCAATATCCGACTTCCCACTGCTCATCCCATATATTCCGCCCCACATCATCAATTACTACGCTCGTGTGTCCGCTTATGGGGCAGATGTTGGAGTAAGGGGTATAGCTTGTTGCGGTGCTACCTTCCTCACACTGTACCGTTCCAAAATCATCAATACTTGATACAGTATTATTTTTTCTAACTGCTAAAGCGGTATAATAAGCGTTTGATGGCGGTGTAAAGGGTGTAACAATACTGCCGCCAGTATAAGATATAAAATTACCGTCAATATCCCAATAATATGACAGATACTGATATATAATGCTACCGCTTACGACATAAGGCTGATTGCTACATTTAAATCTATTAGTATAAGCATAATCCGATGATGTAACGCCCGTGGGTATATCGCCTGTTGTAAGGTCTAAAAAGCCTAAGCCTAAAAGCTCAACCTTATTCTTCCCAGCACCCCCGACCCACGGCTTATCATATCCATGCAAGTCCTGTATAGGCTCAAGAGTCACTTTCAGCCCCTTTGCCGCTACATCCTGCGCTTGCACGATGATGGGATTGCCGCTTGCGGTTAATTCAAGGGCTGCTACACTTGCAAGGTCATTGCCGTTGCCGTCCTGCACGTGACCGCTTGCAGTGAGGTTACCACCTGCAGATACATTTCCAGAAGCTATTGCATTACCGCTGTCATTTACGGCAAAAGCATTTGACCTATGGCTTCCATCCGTACCGTTTCCGATTTCAAAAAGTGTACCATAAGTATCAGATTTGTTATATTTACCGATTGCAGTCATGGCTTCATAACTTGCAATAGTGCCATGACCACCTGCATGGGTATAAGCCGCCACCGCTTGCGTATGATCACCTTCAGCATGAGAGTCTTCCCCACTTGCAAATGTAGAATCACCTTCTGCATGAGAATGATCACCACTCGCAGTGGTATCAAGTCCTTCTGCATGAGATATTCCACCACTCGCTGTTGTTTCTTGTCCTTCTGCATGAGAGCGGTTTCCACTTGCCACGGTGTCCATTCCCTCGGCATGAGAATACTGACCACTTGCGGTTGTATCTCTGCCTTCTGCCGTTGTTCCCACACCCACAGTGGTATTTGCTTTTCTGCCTATTTCTACATACCAATTTGTAATAGAAAGAACCGTGATGAGCACAGGATCCTGCTCTGTTCCGGTTCCACTGCTTTCTTTCTTGCAAAGAAGCACCATACCAGAATATAAATTTTTTGAAAAATCGTTGCCGCTGCGGTCCTTTAGCAAACCATATTTAAAGCTCATCCCGGATGCAAGCATTATGGTGTATTTGCCCGAGCTTGGTGAAGCATTTGTTTTAAAATTCAAAAAGAAATACTCCGCATCTTCATCAACCGTGCCTAAATTACCGCTGCTTACACTTGTTACCTCACTATACCCCGTATTTACCCCTAACTGCGGCATAGTGTTGTTTATATAACCATTGGAAATACTTATGCCTGTCCCTGCTGTATATTCAGTACCATTGAAACTATAAGCCAAAACAAGTTGCAGACCATCATCATCAACCACCTCAATCAAGCATAAGCCCTTTAATGCCATAAAAGAACCCCAAAAGGCGAAACTCAACGTATAAGCCGTGCCACCATCCTCATCATATATCTTGACCTGTGGCGAGCTTGTGACCGTGCTTGACATTTTTAAAAGCAATCTATCACCTGCTTTTGGAGCACGGTGTAAGTATATGTCGGTATCTACGATGCTGTTGTTATATGATAATTCCCTACCTGCACCGGCAAGAACAAAGCTATTATTTATGGCTCTTGCAGCCTCTGCCATTTTACCATCCATATAATTAAGTGCATTATCCATCTTGTTAAGGTTGGTGGCATTGATGGGCGTACTTACACTCGGGGTATTCTGCCAATTTATTCTGTTTTCATACTGCCTTGTATAATTCATTTTTACCTCCTTAATCAGATCTCATTTTATCACGCAGCGCCTGTATGCCACTCATATTTCGAGATAGGCTTAACGTTACTATCTGTGATCCTTTAACTGATGGTACAATCCAATCTCCTGCTTCAATATAAGGTAATCCAACAATTTCAACTTCTGATGGATAAAAACTTATGGCCTGCAATGCATTTACAAGCTCCGATATCATAGATTCAATTTCAGCTTTAGTATATGTACCATTTTTTATTATTTCGTTATCACTTAAGTTATATATGGTTTTATTGCTATCCCAGATATTTTCATATATCGACTGCACGGGATTACCATCATCATCCAAAACTTCACTGTTTAAATATTCAAGCGTAATACCGCCAAATTCAACAACATATTCTTCATACCAAACAGAGATAGTAGCTTCATCCTCTACCACAGCCATATTGTCTGTATCTTCGGTAAATTCTGTAGCTTCCATTGGATAAAGATCGTCAGCCGGAAACAAATCATCAGCAGGAAACAAACCATCAATTTCTAAATCTGATATGCTTAAAAGTTCGATATATTCAGATCTACCTATCCTACCAAATTTCCCTAAAAGCTCGATATTGCTTTCGAGAAGTTTACGCATATTAAGATTCATAAAATTCTCGAAAAACGAGTATAAATAATAGTCATTATCGTTTGGAACATATTTAGGTGCAACAGTTATACTAAAGCTATCATCATCCCACGCATTTATCTCTGTTATTCTTAATCCACCTGCCGCCGGCGTGTTAGACATTTGCCTTATTCTGCTTAAATTATAAGTGTCACCATGTAATACATCTTCAACCTCTATATCTATATACGTTGCTACTGCTAATCTGGGTGGCATAAGAAAGATATCATTTCGCAAAGTACCAAAAGTCTTACCTTCCCATTCACCCACATTCGTTAAGGCTTCCGGGTAGTACCAACCTGCCATTTTGTATGCTGTTACGGGGTTAAAAGGATACCATATTTTTATGTATTTCACAGCCTTGTCTATCATATCATCATCAAAATCTAAATTCCGAAGCTGTGTTAATACAGTCTCAAGGTCACTTTCATAATTGGAATCTAAAGATATGCGGTCAACTCTTCCAATTCTCTGTGAGTTAGGATAAGGCGCTAAAACATCTAACGTATCCACATCAGCGTAATAAATCCAAGGTTTTAACTTAAGATAAAAATATTTTGAATGATCTGCATTAAGAATTGTTTTTATCTCAAATCCTTGTTCACCACTCCAAGTCAAGCTTAATGTACTTGCAACCGATGGATAAAAAAGATCTGGATTTGTAACTGCTATATAGTTTACTATATTTAGTTGAATAGGTTTAGGCTCAGTTACCGTTGAGCTTAAGCCAAGCGCCCAATTTACTTTAGTCCACCAATCATATCTTTTAAGATCTGCTATTTTTGAATATGCTGTAACCTTGCGTTTAAGCATTTTAGCATCACGCTTGCATTCATCAACGATAAATACTCCCAGACCAATAGGCACATAAGGAAAGGGTACATCTGGTGTTACTGTTGTGCCTTCGGGCCAGGGATATCCTATTGATGATACATCTATCTCGATTTGCACGCCTATTTCAAGACCCTTAATATTTCCCACTCCTACACATTCAAAAGAAATCATATTTCCTTCGCATAAGCCAAATTTAATATCTTCTCGGGAAGAAATACTTTCGGAAAATTTAAGACTCTCTTTTATTATCTGATCGTTGCAAATATCGGGATATTCATCATTAGGGAACCACACACGGATATTTTTTAATACTCCGTCTGTTTTGAATAAAGTTTTTACACTATCGGGTATAGGTAACATTATCTTTCCTCAACTTTCAGTGTAACCGCAAAAAAAGCAGGATCCAATCCATAAGGCGTTATTGCCGTTTTTGTGGTAGGTGTAAGATACCCGGAAAAAGTATAATTTTCATTGGTATTATTGATATATGCAGTAATTTCATAATCACCCTCTATCCCTACACCATTCTGCATATCATCCACAAAGCTATTATATAATGCAGGTGTAGGGAACGCAAGTGTAACACTTCCGCTTACACTATCACGCACCTTTGTTCTGTGCCTCTTCCACCATCCATCCCGGTACTCCGTGCCACCATATTCGGCGGCACGTTGCATCTTATACTTCGGGATTACTACATACTCGCTATAATCATTTCCATTTATTATAAACTGTAAAGCCATAATCAACCTCCTGCACTTGCAAGCGTATTATATCCGGTTGCCCTGGTATTTTCGCGATTTTTTCTGTTTACCAGATCAAATATAGCATCTTCCCTCGGTACCACATCAAGCGACAAACCATACTCTACAATATCCTGCAGCAGTGCTACCACCTGATTCAGGGCACCGCTTGTATCACTCTGGTAAAGCCTGTTATATTCTACCTCGGGCGATACAATAGCATCCGAAAAATCAAGGGATTTTTCAATAGCATCATCTACCAGATAAGCGTTATCAGTGATCCCCTCCGCGAACTGCTGCATCATATCAGGCATCCACTCATAATCCTTTGCCAGCGGTCCTGTTTTAGGATGCGAATGTCCGATACGATCCGCGATACCCTGCACAAATCCTTCCACACTATCCCAGGCAGCCTGCGCCATGGATGCGATACCATTTATGAAACTGTTAATCATATCTACGCCCCAATCCCATGCGCGGCCAGGTAATTCCTCGAAAAATGCCACTATACCATCGATGATTGCGGGAAGTTCAGCTTTTACCTTATCATCGGTTTCCTTCATCCAGTTTCCGATTCTGGTTATGGTTTCTAATAACCAATTCCAGATCTTGTTGGGCAAGCCGGCAAACCAGTTCACAATGCTCTCAATCAATTTTGATACATTTGTGGCTACCCATTCTTTTGCATCATTATACCAATCCCCAAATTTAACGATCATATCAGCCAGTGCAAAGCCCAGATTATAAGGTAGCTGCTCAAACCACTGCTTTACATTGGCGATAAAATCTGCCCAGCCATTTGCTATATCCTGCTTTTTGCCAGACCACCAATCAGATATTGCACTGCCGATTTCACTGAATAAAGTCACCATCTGGCCCAGCAAAGGCGAGAAGCCCTGAATAATAGCCTCGATGATATCCGGGATGGCTAAAATCAAAGCTTTTATGATTTCCGGGGTATAAGGTATCAGCGCGGTGACCAGCTGAATCGCACCCTGCACCAGCGCGGGGACCAAAGTCTGGGCCGCATCTATCACAGACTGAATCACAGACGGGATGGCAGAAATCAGAGCCTGGATGATCTCGGGAAGGTGCGTGGAAAGTGAAATCACCAGAGATGTTACCCCATCAATCAGTACGGGTAGCGATTCGGTGAGCGTATTGACTACCATAGTCAATATCTCGGGAAGCGCCTCGAGCAGAGATGTGATAATCTCGGGCAGCTGGGATACCAGCTCCTCGAATAATCCCGTGACCGTGCTTATCACCTCGGGTAAGCCCTCGCGAATTATAGTAAGGATATTGCCAATAATCACCGGAATTTCGCGGATCACAGAGGGGGCACCCTTTATTATACCTGTTGCAAAAGTCTTTATAAAATTAAGACTGGCATCCAAAACCTTTTTAATGCTTTCTGGATCAGTAAGCCTTCGTGCTATGTTTTTTGCTACACTTCCCACAGCATCGAACAAATCCGGCAATGAATTTGTAATGCCGATTATAATATTTGAGATTATCTGATATCCTTTATCTATCACATCCGCATTGTTTTCGTCAAAAGAGTTAAATATATTTGTGAGAATATCAAGAATAATATTTCGATCACTATTTGACGCTTCAAGCATACCGTCAAATAAGGCTTCCATAATATCGCCAGCCGCCCACAAAATCACATTGATATTATCAATGAACCCTTGTGCAATAGCTTTTAACAAAGAAACGCCAGCATTTACAGCCGCTGGAGCATTTTCAAAGAGTTTTGAAAAGCCCTCCGATAATACTGTGCCCAGACTTTCCATAACTCCTTCAAGGCCGCCCTCTTTAACGGCCGTAGTGAGCGTTGAGAGCGCTTCTGATCCGAACTGCACGAATTCCCTTAATGATGGCGTAAGCTGGTCAGAGAGGGCAATTTGCGCACCTTCCAGAGCTGATTTAAACAAAGTCACATCACCAGCTAAATTATCAAGCTGTGTTGCGGCCATTTTTTCAGCCGCACCGGCAGAATCCCCTATTGCTTCGCCCAATTCTTCAAATCGCTCTGTTGTCGTTTTCAGTAAAGCATTAACGGATGATAAATCGGTTTTATTGAATACGCCGGATATCAATGCATCTTTGGCTTCTTGCGTCATGCCTTCCATACCTGCCTGCATATCTCCAATAATATCAAGCATGGAGCGCATATTACCATCGGCATCATACACCTCAACAGCAAAATCCCCAAAAGAAACAGCGCCATCTTCACATGCATCCTGCAGAGATATCAGCATATTTCTTAAGTGCGTACCACCTTCACTGCCTTTTATACCATTATCCGCAAGAGCACCAAGCACTGTTGATAATTCCTGTGTACCGCCTTTTACATTTGCGGCAGTTGCACCAATAGTCAATATAGCTTCACCAAGCTGTGTAACGCTGGTATTGGATTTTGAAGCGGCGGCGGCGAACTGATCTATCATAGCCGTGGTCTGTTCCGTATTCAGCCCCAAAGCTGAAGCGGCATCAGTTACCATATCAGATGCATACGCAAGATCAATACTACCGGCAGCAGCCAGATTAAGCACATTGGGGAGCATTTCCATTGATTTTTCTGCATCATATCCAGCCAGCGCCATATAATTTAAAGCGTCAGCGGCCTGCGAAGCTGAAAAGGCCGTCGTACTTCCCATTTCTTGCGCAAAATCTCTTAAATTTTGTATTTCATCTACGGTTTTACCCATAGTTGCGGCAACCTGCGACATAGAAGAGTCAAAATCTGCACCAGCTTTTACTGCAGACGCACCAAAAGCAACGGCCGCTGTGCTTGCCGCCGTAATCGCCGCACCGGCTAATTTTGCCGCAGATTTTAAACCAGCACCCAGCTTACTTCCGAAACTCTGTGTAGTTTTTGATGCATCCTGTAAACCGGATTCATAACCGCTTGTGTCAAGCGATATTTTCGCATATAAATCAAATACATCCATATTATTTATCCCCCAGCTTAAGCCCTGCCGCCCGGATCACATCAAGTGCTATCTGATCCCCGGTCCGTTTGTCCGCAGGTTTAGCGTATATTATTTCCTTCAAAGATTTCACAATGTGCTTTCTCTGTACGGATAGCTGCAGGGAGTCAGCTACATAAAAACGGTATGCCATTTCACGCGTGTATTCTTCACACCGTGCCATGGCATACCGTAAGAAATGCTTTAGGCTTCTGCGTCCTCTGTATTCGCCGTAGCATTGCCAGACGATGCGCCTTCGGTCACTGTCCCTGCAGATCCGAAAAAACCTTTTAATTCATCGGACCGCTCAAATTCCATGATTACATCTAACAAGCGTATCACTATGTTAAGACCATCAATGGGCGTTGGATCTATCCGCAGTAAAATCTGTGTTGCCTCTTTACGGTGCCGCTGTATGATCTCTTTCGCTATCTGTATCGGCTTACCGCCCTTTTTATAAATCTTCGCGACCTCTTTATCCTGTAGGATTTCTCCTATGGGGTCCAGCAGATCCATCCACAGATCTACCGCATCTTCGTCCTTGTAATCACCAAGTTTTTTCATTTTGGGTTACCCTCCTTATTATTTTACTTAAGATGCCGTGACTATCACGGTACATGTATCATCATAGGTTACGCCATCCACGGTTATAGCAGCCTTTATGATCGTATTTCCGGCATTTTCTCCGGCTGTAATCACACCATCACTTACACTTGCTATAGTGTTGCTTGCGCTGGTCCAGGTAACTACTGCATCATCGGGCACGGTTGTTGCCAGAAGAGTGGTGGTACCTTCTGCGGCAATGGTAACACTATGCTTATTCAGGTATATGCTGGGTGTCACACTTCCACTTCCCTGCTTTACATATACCTCATAAGGCACCTTATCCTGATCCTCCATGGTATAATGACCCTGGAAGTTAAAGGAAAGCTGGCCTTTGCCTTTATCGCTACTCTGGATCTTGAATCCGGTAGTATTCAGTGCATTCATAAGGTGAATAGCCACAAAGCCTGCATTATCGCCTGTATTAACATCTGAATAATCACCCACCCACCAGATATCCTGGAAATCACTCTGCAGAATATCATTTCTGGGAATGATATGGGTATCATCCAGTGCATCGATATCTGCAGCGCCGGAAAGAAGCTTTGCAATATCCGGGGTAACGGTAACAAAGTTACCTGTCATTGCTACAGTACGAGCATTGAGCTTTTTAAGCTCCTTCATATTCTTCGGGCAGTTATCTACATCCTCACCATAATCCTGAAATTCGGGATCATCTGAAAACTGAAAACCGCCAGTAGTTGCACCCAAAATATTACCTATAACGCCGGTTGCCGGGGTAAAACCATCCAGCAGTATACCTGCGTTAAGCTGAATATTCTGGAATGTAGTTTCGGGTATTTTGGTAAATTTCATTCCTCTTTCCTCCTATTCTTCTACAAATTCGATTTCAATATTTAAAACTATTCGCCTTACCATATCATCAGATGCATCCGGCATACGTTGTGCCCAGGGCTGCCCTCTTTTAATCCAGAATGCACCACCATCATAAGTCACCATGCGGCCACCCTTGCTGATATTCTCCGCTATTTTTTCTGCCTTTTCGGTGATTGCCGCCCAGGATTGCGAATAATACCACAAGGATACACTCTGCGCCAGCGTAGCACCAAAAAAATCTTTAGATGCCTCATAAGTTATATAAGGCAGTTGGGCATCATCCGGCACCGTATTCTCGTCATACGCCACCAGATCAAAACTGCTCCAAAATTTATGTAATGCCTGCTCTGCGTTCATGTAGGTAACTTCCATTTCTCCGCTGATACCTGCCGCATATCCAGCTGCGCGGTTCTCGGTGTACGTTTATCATCGCCATCAGATGTAACACGGAAAATCTTTTTGTCTGATTCCCTCCGGAATACATCATGATACTGCAGATTTATATTCTTTTTCGTGGTGACAGTATATAATGCTGTTACGCCCTGTTTCTCGGCGGTTCGGGCTTCAATAGAATCATCCAGCACTACTGCTGCATCAAAAGGGGCACCATCATTATATACCTCTACAATACCACCATAGCCATCAGCTACAGTGGTTTTATCCAGCATGGTGCATTTTCCCATTTCCACATCTATAAGGCTCATATCCGAATCCTCCGGTATGCATTAAGCCTTGTAGCGTATGCAGCCTGCCAGGTGCCTGCATTACCATTACTGGAACTGCTCCCGGCTGCCTTGCTGTAAGAATATCCGCCAAAACTCTCGCTCGTAAAAGGTGACATTGCCTGTGAATCTACGCCGCCATTCTTCTGCTGCCAGTCGGATATCTCCGCTACCAGCACCAGAAAATCTTTAGGCACCGCCATAAGCCAGATCGCGCCATTAAAAACTTCATCAGTAAGCTCCAGCTTGTCTGTGTACTGATATACCCCATCATTAAACACACTGCCTACAATACGAAAATACTGATTTTCCTGTATATCTAACAGAAAATCAGCATTCGTTATTGCGCCATCAGATATCACGATATCACCGAATATCTTGGGCTGGTTCCTATCAAAAAAGTTTCTAACCTCAAGGCATACTGCATTAAGCATCTTTTTTGCGTCCTCTGCGCTTCGTGGGCTTCTTCTCCACAGGTTCTTCGGGTATTTCTACCCTTTCCTTTTCGGGCTTCTCTACGGGCTTATCAGCGACCTTTTCAGCCACCTTCGCGATTACCGCACAGCCCCGCTTGTTATTGGTGCCTGCCAGCTCTGCTATTCTCTCTTCTCCGGGATCGTAACCCTTGCGGGGGAAAGTATCCCCCGCGCGGTATTTACGATAATTATCCTGAAGATCAATAAAGTCGGTTAAGGCTTTATACATCTTTTATACTCCTTCTGCCAGGGTTAAGCCACTTAAACCAAACAGCTGGATATTAGTGTGGCCCTGTGCATCACTCTGTACAACCTTAAGCACCTGATCATTCTTATCGGTGATCTTAAATACAGCATTCTTATCGCTATCAAGCGTAAGAAGATCCATACCAGATGCGGAAGGTACCAGACCAACCTTAACATTTGCATAAGTAAGACC